ATATCTCCGACATGGAACTCCGTAAATCTCATAAACGGAGCTAAACAAGATTCGCTGTATCCGTTGAAATTTTCCGTTAGCAACAACGTTCTATGGTTGCGCGGATCTTTTGGAACATTGCCGGCTATCGGAACATCTGTCGCGAAATTTACAAATAAGCCGACGCAGACAGTCGATTTTGTCGTACCGACGATCGGGTCTTACGGAACTGCTCGGTTTTCGCTTACGACTGACGGTGATTTAAGGTATGACGGTATGCTGGCGAACGATGGCGCAAGTGTGTCGCGAGTCTCATTTAACATCGGAATTCCATTATGGTAACGGAGGCGATGAATATGCACGTTCTTTTCTACGATGAGAACTTCAAATATGACGGCGAGGCCGATATCGAAATAAATACTGAGGAAGGCGAGGAGCTGCCGCCAAATTGTACAACAGCTTTAATTCCTGCGGGACTTTACGATCCAAAGTATGATCCGAAAAAAGGCGTTTGGGTAGAGTCGGCGACACAAGACTATATCGACAGTGTGAAGCCGCCTGCACCGAAACCAAGCGAAATCGAAGTCCTGTCTCAGCAGGTCGCGGATCTATACTATCTAATTGCGATGGGAGGAGCGTAATATGATAGATTGGTTCACGTATATCAAAGGGTTTTATGAAAAGGGTCGATGGACGAAAAAACAAGTTTATGATGTCGTTGCTGTCGGCCGCATCACGCCGGAACAATACGAAGAAATTACCGGGGAACCGTACGATCCCAATACGCCTCCCAGCGAAGACCCTTCTGGGGAAACTAGCGGATCTACTGGGACTAACGAAGAAGTGAGCGGACAGGAGGCGTAGTCATTGGGCGAACCATCGAACAACGAATTAAACGATAAAATAGCCGACATTCGCGAATGGCTCGTACGTATCGATACGAAGGTCGACTATTTCAACGAAGTAAAACATACGGCAGATCGAGCGCACGAAAAGGCTGATGAAGCGTTAGCGCTCGCGAAAGAAAGTCGGGCGGATATCTCCGACATGAAAGCAAATACGAAATGGTTATGGGGCGTAATTCTCACGGTCGTCGGGTTGGCGATCTCGGGGATTGCGCTATTTTTATGAGCCCGTTCGGTGAGAGTCCGGCGGGCTTTTTATATACGGAAAATAACGAAAGGGAGACGATTGCATGGCGATCACAGTAAAGAAAAATCTCGTTCCATCAAGTAAGTATTCGATTAAATGTCCGTATTCAATGGATGCGAAGTATATCACGTTCCACAATACGGCAAACGACGCATCAGCAGCGAATGAGATTGCGTACATGATTCGGAACAACAACGAAGTATCGTATCACTTCGCGGTAGACGATAAGGAAGTCGTTCAGGGACTTCCGACTAACCGTAACGCCTGGCATTGCGGAGACGGTAACGGTGTTAATTCCGGAAACCGTACGTCTATTGGCGTTGAAGTCTGCTATTCGAAATCAGGCGGCGCTAAGTATAAAGCGGCCGAGAAGTTAGCGATTAAATTCATTGCGCAGCTATTGAAAGAGCGCGGTTGGGGCGTTGATCGCGTTAAGAAACATCAGGATTGGTCCGGAAAATACTGCCCGCACCGTGTACTCGATGAGGGACGTTGGGACGAAGTAAAAGCGGCCATCGCTGCGGAACTTAAAGCGCTCGGAGGAAAGTCGTCTAGCCCTGCGAAACCAGCGTCTAAGCCATCCGGAAAGACTTATACGGTAAAGAAAGGCGACACGCTTTCGGAAATTGCGGTTAAAACAGGCGTCAGCGTGGCGAAACTCCAGTCCTATAACGGTATTAAAAATCCGAATAAAATCATGGTCGGTCAGGTTCTGAAGCTTACGGGAAGCGGCGGTTCCAAGTCGTCATCTAGCGGTAAGAAATACGTATATCTTCCGGCATCTGCCGATTCATGGCGCATCTATCCGACTAACAAAGCGCCGGTCAAAGGGAACGAGTGCGGATTCCTACGTCCAAAGAAATTCGGCGGTCTTAAATACGAAATCCTTGCGAATCCCCAAACGGACGTCTATACGATCAAAACGGATCAGTTCGGAAAAGTGAATATCTACGCGGCGAAATCAACCGGTGCAACTGTAAAGTAAACTAATCGAAAAGGGAGACGATATTATGAACGTAAAGACAATCGAAAAAATTAGCGCAGGCACAATCGCTCGATTCGTGCTTCTTGCGCTTGCACTCGTTAACCAGACGCTTACGATGACGGGTCACAGTCCGATTCCGGTCGATGAGGAAGGCGTGCAGCAATTTATTTCGCTCGCATTTACCGGAGTGGCTTCGCTGTGGGCGTACTGGAAAAATAACGACGTGACGAAGAAAGCGCGGACAAAAGGCGAATAAATAACGGAACTTTTGGCGAGCACCTGCGTATAGAGGCGTAGGTGCTCGTATACATAAATTGGTTTGCAGTTAGGTTTGGCGATAGAGTATAATTTTAGTAATGCTACTAACTAGAAGGACGTGATCTAGTTGTCAGATGTTCAAACGAATTTACCAACTATTGAAGTTATACAAAAAGAAAATCGCTTTAAATTTTTACGCATCTTAGGTTCTTTCGGGGTGGTAATGGGATTCATTTTGGGGCTTTCGTTGATTCTAGCCGGAATATTAATGTGCCTTACAATAATTTTAATTTTACCTGGATTAGGTTTCTGTTATTTAGGTGCCGGTGTTTTATACGTTACAATTGGAAATTCTAAAGTGGAGTGTCCTAACTGCGGGAAGAAAGCGACTGTATCGAATGGATCCGAAGATTTCAAGTGTAAACGTTGTAATCAGGCTGTAATTTTAAAATGGGTAACTAAGCCCCGAACTTGAGTGTTTGGGGCGTTTTAATTTTCCCTGCTATTTCTATTCACGAACCTCGAATAATTCATTCATATCAGTAATCCCCAAACCCCTCACAACCTTCGCAATATGCTCCCTGTTAAAAGTGCTTCGTTGATTTGCGCAGAGTTCTGATATTACATTATGCCTCACGCCAATTTCTTCGGCGAACTTCGTCTTCTTTATTCCTCGCTTGTCCAATATTTCCTCAAGTTTTATGTATAGGCGCATTTTATCCACCTCTAAACATTTGATGAGTATATTCTATCGCGTTATCGATAACTTGTAAATATATTATTGACATATCGATAATTAATCAATATTATTTAATTATCACCATATCGATAATACGATGGAAGGCGGAATCGTTATGCATTATTTAGCGGAACACCAAACGTTCGACTCGACGGCCGAACTCAACGCAGCTGTTTACGAACATATCAAACGCAATACATACGAATTGAACGACGCGGACCGGCTCACGCTGAAAACGATCGCTCGTTACGCGGTCAAGTTCGCCGGGGCTGCGCATCTCAAAGCGGAAACACTCGCGAACCTTATCGGAAAGTCCGTCAAGACTGCGCGTCGTGCCGTCAACAAACTCGCATCACTTTCGATCATCCAAAAGATCGCAACGACCCGGAAAATAAACGGAGGCAAAGGCGCAAATATCATCGTTATTTTGCCGGTCGGAAGAAGAGTCGAGGACACGCAATTGTCCGAAGATGACCAGTCGACAATGTCCAATCGCGGACAAGCCGAAAAGCCAACGGAGCCAACGGATGAATCGCCTAAAATTACGAATGAACCATCGCATTCTATTAATCTTTCAAAAAATCACGTAATAGATACGGTCCCGGCCTGCGGTCTTAAAAACGCGTTACCAAGCGAAATCTACTCCGCAATGGCGCGCTACTTCGAAGCAGACGAAATTTATAAATACTACGGCATCTTATTGCGGGCTAAAGCATGCGTAGATCCGACGCTAATACTCGAAGAACATCCGCAACCATTCGTTGAAGCGTGGCATGCAGCGATTCTCAAACGAAAACAGCAGAAAATTAGGCGCTTTGACGACTACCTATACGCTAGCTTCCGACAGGCCGCATGGACGGTAAAAGCCCGTGAAAATCGCGTTAAAAACGTTGGGCTACTGGCGGAGTTCGAAACGTTCCTCCAAGCGGAATAGATTTGATTATCACAAAATGTGATAAACGAAAAATCAATTGATAAGAACGTGTGTTCGTGTTATACTTTCGTCATGACAACCGAATAGTACCGAAGGAGGACGATCGTATGACATTACGCGATAGAGGAACGATGAAGTGGACGTCGATATTCTTGCCGGAGCATATCGCGAGTATCCGGAAACTTAAATCCGAAATCGATCACGCATATGAGCGGAAGCCGTCGATTGATCCGGAGCAGTGGTCGGACTTTGAATCGAAAATACAATACGCTTACAGGACCGGCCAGGATTGCGAGATCCGTTACTGGCGGAATTGGACGACGGAAATGGTGTGCGGAGTAATCGAAACCGTTGACATTCCGTTTAAGGAGATCGTTTGGGTTGCAGTGGAGGACGTGTGACTCCCTAAAAAGGGGTCATAGTGATATAATAGAGGACATCACAACTAGCATTAATCTTTCGCTCAATTGGAGTGAGGATAATGACAGTGATTAAGAAAGACGAGAAAACCGGAAAATATTATTTTGTATATTCTGGCGGGGTTCACCCGATAACTGGTGCTAGAATTCAAAAAAGAAGGCAAGGAATGTCGAGTCTACGAGAGGCGAAAGAGGTTTTAAAGCAGGTCATAATAGAGGTGGATAAGGAAAAAAATTCTCATAACCCTAATAAAAGCGTGTTTAGTACCTTCGCTGAAAAATGGTTTGAATCGAAAAAGGTTAGACTTCGATCAAGTACAATCGTCAATTACCGCGAGCAGCTTGATTACAACATACTTCCATATCTAGGAACGTTTAAAATTAAAGACATCACTGAGGAAGTCTTGCAGCATTATATTAATCGACTTCACAATGAACGGAAACTTGCTCCGGCAACCATCCGGACAGCTTTCGGTGTTGTCGCCGAAGTCTTAAAGAAAGCTTCCCGAAAAGGAGCGTTCGACCTCGCCATCCTTGACGATGTAAACCTTCCTCCCGAAAATCGCATTTCTAAAGTATGGAACGAGTCGAATGTACAAGCGTTTTTGGATGCTCGCAACCGTATCGTGTCACTAACTCGTTACTTTATCGGAATGGTATTATCCGTTATTACAGGCATGCGAATGGGGGAGGTTCTCGGATTGCGGTGGTCCGATATAGACTTCGAAAAGGGTTATTTAACAATTCGACAAACTCTCGCTAAGATAGACGACGAAGGTAATTACGGATTAGTTCCCGAGGTCAAAACTGCGGCGGGCTTCAGGACCGTCCATTTACCGAAATTCTTTATCGAATACTTAATCGAACACAAGAAAATGGTCCAGCGCGAAAAAGAAATTCTCGGCGAGGACTACATCGACTATGATCTCGTAGTGTGTACGAAGCACGGTAAGTGGGTACATCCGAATAACTATCGACGGGCATTTACTCGGTTAATTGCGCAGCTTGAGCTCCCGAAAATCCCTCCGAAGAATTTGCGACATACTCACGCGACGTATTTAATCAGTATCGGAATCAGTCCGAAGATTGTTCAGGAGCGTTTAGGCCACGCACATATCAAAACGACGCTCGGAACGTACAGTCATGTTTTGCCTTCGATGCAGGCGGAATTAGTCGGAAAATTGGACGATTTAGTCGCGAAAGTGTGA